GCAGCTTGAGAAGGCCTTCCCCAGGCTCTCCTATGACGCGAGCTAGGTTACCGTAGCCTAGCCAGCGGTGGTCTAGGGTATCGTCCAGCCATTGTTTGAAGGTACCTAGCTCGCCATAGTCTATGACGAAGCCTTTGTGGTCTACTTGGTAAGACCCGAGAGTGATCCTGATCACGTAGTTGTGGCCGTGAAAACGCGAGCACTGATGGTCATCAGGCAAGTCAATCAAAGCGTGAGCGGCACTGAAGCTGAAGTCCTTGCTTATAGTGTACACATTCCTCCTTTATTGATCCCACCCTCCGGGCTCTCGTGCATCCCGGCTACCCATAGCCCACGTAGTTAGGTCCTCCTAATGAACAGGGCCCCTGACCGCACCGCCGGCCAGAGGCCCTGTCCGTTAAAGACTGGCTCGAGACGGGGCGACCTTACCTCTGGCGGTACCTTCCCAGTACTCCACGTAAGTCATCCTCACGCTTCATCGCGCCGGACCAAAAGCTCTCGAGCCAGCCCGCTAGTTACGGCAGCAAGGAGTCAGACTGCTGCCTTGGAGCGCCGGTCGACGCCGTCTGCTTGTAGGGCGAGTACCCCTGAGCCTGGATCCAGTAATCCGGGATGTCGGGGAACCGCTCCTTCTGCTTCCGGTTGACTGCCCGCCGGACGTACAGCTCGCGGCTGAGGTAGAACTCCGGCTCGGTCGGGACGTCGAGGTCGCCGTTGCTGTCGAGGCTGTTCTCGTACTCGCCAAGCGCCTTGAGGATGCCGACGATGGTGTACAGAGCGCCCTCCCAGAGGCAGGCGTTGACGAAGTCCTTACGGTTCAGGAAGTCCTTCGACTCGCGGTTGGGAACCTGCGTGTCGGGTGAGTCCTGAACTGTGAACTCGAAGACCAGCATCGGCTTGCCGATGTTCTCTCCATCCGCCGGAGACGACATCGTGACGTCGGTGATGGCCATGTGGTACTTACCAGCCGGCAAAGGCTCCCGGTCGCCTGACCTGGACTCTTGCTCGCTGACGTTCACTTTGATTCCCATGATGAATCTACTCCGTTCTACGGGATCCGTTTCCGTCTTCTGTTTCCGTATCCGTTGACTTGTTGCCCGCCGTGATCATCGGGTACAGGCTTGTCATCTCGGGTGCTTCGATCACCCGAGGTAGCTCTCCCGTCCTGCTCTTTGCGACGTAACCTTCAGTCAGGCCTGTCAGGAGCAGGCGCTTCTCCTCAGTGACTATGCTGGTCCGGCTGCCCTCCTCTCGCTCTGTGAACTGCTTGGTGTAGAGGTAGACGACGTTGGAGAACATGCCGGCAACCTGATTGCCGAGCTTACCGGGTAGGTCAGGCTTGATCCAGTTGACCCCGCGGTTATCCCGAGACTCAGCCTCATGGCAGCACATGATGAAATTGACCGGCAGGTCCCGAAAGCCGCGAACCAGTCGGCGCATCTCTGAGATGCTCTGACCCCATTCACGTTGAGATGGTACATCAGGATTGACCTCTCCGCCACCGGGCCTGCCCTTCACCATCAGGGTGTTCATGATGTCGCGCATGGAGGTCTTCTGCGCCTCCGTGCCCGTATCGATGATCCAGGTCTTGAAGTACGGTCCCGCGGTCGACTTGCACTGAGCCTCTAGGGCATCTCTAACGTCCCAGAACTGATCGAACTTGTCGATCTGCATCCGGACTACATCAGGAGCGACGACTCGCAGTGTCTCTGCCTCCGCTGCGTCGGTTGAGAGATGAATGACTGGACACATTGCAGCTACCTTGCTCGCGCTTGCAGCGAGCGTGGTCTTCCCAGAGCCCGGCTTGCCGTAGATCAGCATCTTGCAGTACGGCTGAAGTTCCCTAACCGGTGCGATGGGGATGCCGGCGAACTCTGTTGGTACGCCTGGCGGGATGACTCGGCCGCTAATTGCTCCTTGCTCGATCGCTGGCGCGGCCATCACTTTGCCTCTCCGTGTATCATGAAGTCGGCAATGATGTTCCGAACGTGCTCTCGGAGCATCTCGACCCGCATGGGGAGCAGTTCAGGAGCGGTGAACGCTAGGTCCTTCTCGAACTTAGTGATGGCGGCTTGTAGCTCTTCTTCGAGTGTCATGCGTGGTGGAGATGTCATGCGATACGTTCCTCTCTCAGAATACGTGCCCTAACGAAGTAGGGCTCCAGTTGCTCATAACTGGAGTCTAGGACGTCTTGATAGTGTCCGCCACTTTGGCGTTCAAGACAAGGCTCCTGGAAGGGACAACGTTCGCATTGCATGCGGCCGGAGTTAGGGTAGATCGGAGGGTTGCCAATGTACTGCTCGATAACCTGCGTAGCGAGATCTGCACCTATTGTTGCCAACTGGGCAGTACTCTTGTAGACGGTAAACCACCTGAAGAACTTAGGACCGAATTCAGCTAGCCACTCAAGGTACTCGTCATAAAGTCCAAGTTGGAAAGCAGCCGGGTCCCTCTTGCGTACCACTTGCTTGAAGATGACCGGATCAGTTCGCTGGTTATGAGCGACCGAGAACTTGCGGCCGAAGCGCGGTTGCATTAGCAGTCTAGGCCTCTTGGGGAATCCCTTGTAGACCTGGACGTACTTGAACCCTGCAAAGTTGAGGCCGAGAGCATGGACGAGGGCCCACAGGTAGGTTGCGATCTGACCATCCAGCTCGAGGACGATCTGGTCCTTCAAGAGCACGGCAGTAGTCTTCCAGTCAACAAGCCAGTAGAGGCCATTGTGATCAACTAGCACTGCATCCGGACGAACGCCGTAGTAGAACGGCTTTCCGCAATGAGGGCAGACGAGAGGCGTCCTTGAAAGGGGGTCGAGGATCGGCGCAAAGGCTTCACGCTCAACAGCAATCGGCGTGAAGTTCTTCCGATCCATAGTGCGAGCTACTAGGCGCAGCATACCAGTACCGAGCTCGATGCGCTCCTGATAGTCGACTTCCTCTTCAGGGTCGAGCCGATAGTGCTCCTTGCGATCTAGGTACTCGCGCTGCTGAAGCTCACACGTATCGATGAACGCCTGCTTAGCACGGCGGTACAACTCGAGGAGCGGCCAGTCCCACGTTGCGGGAGAGTACAGAGTCTCCATCCCGACGTGGAAGGCAGTCCCGAACTCAAGAGGAGCGGGACGAATGAGCGGTGAGTAGCCGTCGACATACTGCCACTGATACTGAAGACGACAGCCTCGAAAGGACTTGAGTTGAGATCCGTGTACCTCATGGATCGCACTCAAGTCCATCTATGGGCTCTCTCTCGCTTACGTTATAAGTCTATTATATCGCGAGAGAGTGGGCCTAATCAAGGCCATCACACTTGGTTGACTTTTAGGAATTTGTTGGTGTAACCGGCGGGGAAGTTGTCGCCACAGGCGTTGTTGGCACTGGAGTAGTCGGTACTGGTATAGTCGGCACCGGTGTGGTCGGAGTCGGAGCAGGCGTCGTAGCCACGCCAGGGATGACCGGCTCTGAGGGACCGACTACTATCGGTGAAGGGATGCCTGGAATGACAGGATTCGGATAGTACTGAGGCTGGTAATAGCCACTCTGCCGGACGGGCGTAGGTGAAGGGCTTGGTCCCGGAATGTAAATGTATGGCCCCAGCGGTGGCTGGTGAGGGAACAGCTGCCTGATGACGCTCAGCGTGATAGTGAACGACGCGACCGGCGTTATGATAATGGCAGCAACGGATCCTGTGATCAGAATCCAGGTCGGCGGTTTCTTCCTCTGTTGCCTATGCTTGCTCACGTGGACCGGACGGGATTCGAACCCGCGATACCATGGCGGCTGATCAGTTCCGCTCCTCTTGCTCCGGCCCTCGACCTGGCCCGGCCGCCAGAGGGGGGGAGTCTGGACAGCCGGGCCAGGCGCTAGGTGGTTACTTATGGTGTCAGTACTAGTACTAGAATAGCCAAGACGACTATTACTGCTGTCCAGAATAGTATCCGCCAGATCAAGTGCGCCTCGCGTCGGGTTCCCAGATGAATTTGTGCAACTGTACGTTGAGGTTCCAGGCGAGGTGATGCTCGAGTACGAACTTGACGATCTGCCTCGGCGGCAGTTGAGCGTCCCAGACTGGGCCGACGTAGACTTGGCCTGGGAAGTCCTCCATGTCATAGAACTTATACAGATGAAGCGCATGTTCTAGATCGGCCCGGTTGGCACAGGTGAACTTAATGGTGTGCCCGCCTGCCTCCCTCATCGCGTGGTAGTTCGCGATTCGAGTCGGATCGGTGGCGTCTTCGCCTGAGCCCGGTAGCTTCCAGTCCATGACGACCTGACAGAGCTCTATGACAGCGTCCGGGTATGGTAGCGTTCCGTTGCTGAACATCTCGACCGGCGTGTGATAGAACGTAAGGGTCTCGATCAGCTCAGTGATATCGTCGGCACGTTGGATCATCGGTTCGCCGCCTGTAAGACAAACGTTTTCAGCTCCAGTCTCACCTGACATCTTTGCGATGTCGGCATAGAGGCTAGCCACGCTCACGAACTTCTGTTCCTTGCGGTACAGCTTCGGCTGGATCGCGAACTGCGTGTCGCAGGGCCACTCGGCACAACGGAGGTTGCATCCAGCAAACCTCACGAACTGAGTAGGGACGCCGGTGCGCGGACCCTCACCTTGTATGCTCGGATAATGTTCGAGGAGCCTTAGGGGCACTCCATACCTCCGGTAGTTTGAATCGTTGATCGTCGACGGTTATGTCTACCTCGCCCGGTTGCCCATCAAGGAGCTGCCGCACAATGCCTGTCACCATGACTAGCACTGCCGGCCCGTAGGACACGTCGAGAGCGACATGCTCAGCCAAGACCTCGAACTCCCGCAGGTCAGGACCGCGGTACTTAATGCTGATGAGCACGGAAGTACTCGCTCCTCTCCAGCTCGCCTTGCCATAGTTCGGCAGTCACGACGAGGTACATAAGCGTGCAGTTGTCCTGACACTCTGCGTCCTTCGCGTGATCATGCAGGACAACAATCTCGCCAGCCCGAGCACGTTCGCGAGCGTGAGCAATTATCCTAGCCACATCGACGCCGTCGGGCATATACAGTTCTCGGTTTACCTGAACCACAGGAGGTACCACCTACGCTTCCGTGCGTGTCGTGCTGGCTGCTGGTATGGGTCTGGTGGCAGGTTTGGAAGAGGCGTGACTGCCGTGTTCCACCTTGTGTCCTCGCGCTGAGCAGCCTCAGCGTCGAGCCGCTCAGGAGCTAGTGACGTCATTGGAACGGGCCGCGGTCGCGGCTCGGGCGGTGGTGGCAGTTCTGCTAGCGGCGGCTCGTGAGGCGCTTCACGGTATCGGAACATTGTCTCCGCCGCGAAGGCGGCCCGCCACTTTGCTAGCTCGGGGTCTGTCTCTGCTAGAGTGCTCTTCAGTATCAGTGGCAGACCTCCGTCATCCGCGAAGGGTGGTGCTGGTACTGCAGGGTTGAGCGCATCGGGTGTTGTGCGAATGCGCGTTGGGAGTACTTCTACAGTACCGTACGATTGCTCGGACATGACCCTCCTTAGGTAGACTTTTTGTTCAATTCTATTATATCACATCCCTTGCTGGAAAAACTAGCCGACCCAGTAGTGACTTTTTAGCCGGCTGTTGCAGTTTCATCTTTAGGCACTACTGTTGTTGGCGCGGTTACTGGCTCAGGTGCCGGCGAGGCGTGACGGCCTGCAGGGCTGACGGGTATGAGGTCTGGTCGTGATGTGTGCGGAGCATAGTACGAGGCGATGGCTGTTATAACTGTAGCGAGGAAGATCGGTAGGTTCTGAACCTGATCCGGCGTCAGGTTGTCCTTTAGCCAGGGGATGATCTCGATGAGCAGAGTCGCCAGATACCCGGCCGCGAACGTCGCTACAGTTCCTGTGTAAGCCTTGGCCTCGATCGGTGCGTTAGCCATTGCTGTTTGGCCCTCCCATGACTTGTCGCGCTTGAGCCACCTTGGCCTCGCGCAGCTTCGCCGTGCTAATGTGAACCGCTTCCTGCGCTGTCTTCGCGTCCGGTACCGCAGGCGCCAGGATGTGAGCGTTCGTGATGTGGTACTGCGTACCGATCAGGGCGCCCTTGACCGTCAGGAGGAATGCGTAGCCGGTCATAATAGCTCCGTTGACCATGAAGGTGCTGTAGTGCACGTCCATGCCGACGACCTCGAGCCCGACTGGGCGCTTAGGAACGTGTGGCGCGATTGCTGCCAGCATGCGCCTGCTTAGCGGCTCGGGATCGGCTAGGTCGACCTCGGGGGTGATGTTGATCGCGCCAGTCATATCAGGCATTAGGCATCTCCAAATGGGGGCTCATCTGTCGCCGAACATCGCTTTCAGGTTGCTCCACTTCCGAATGTTTGTAGCGCGGACACGAAGATCGACCGTATCGCGGGCCATGAAGTCGACGACGTGCACTGCGTTCTTCTGGCCCATGCGATGGAGCCGGTCTTCAGCTTGGGTGTTCTTGCTCGGGTTCCAGGCTCGGTCCGAGAAGGTTACTGTGCTTGCCCTAAACAGGTCGATGCTCTCCCCGCCTGTCTTGATCGTCCCAGCCCATATGTCGTACTGGCCGTTCTGAAAGTCGCGTTGGAGCTCGTCGCGCTTCCAGTCAGGAGTCGCACCCGTCATCTCGGCGACGCGTAGGCCCTCAGCTGTAAGCCGCCTAGTGACTAGCTGTGTATACGAGACGCTGTTACTGAACTGCACGATCGGGTTGATGGCTCCGTTGCGTCCGCGTTGACAGAGGCCTTCGTCCTTGATGAAGTGAAACAGCTCGTCGAGCTTCGATGACGGCTCCGTGATACGGATCTTCTCAACTCCCGGTCGCGACTCGTACCACTCCAGGTGGCCGAGTGAGCACTGCTGCAGCCTTACTAGCTGGGCAATGACTACTGGGACCGAGAGGGGCTCGTCTTCATGCTCACCGATCCATGCCAGCATGTCGCGTACTAGTTGGTCATAGACCTTCTGCTGTGTAGGCGACAGGTCAACGTACAGCTGGCTGTAGTACTTCTCGGGTAGGTCGTCGAGAACGTCCTCCTTGAGTCGTCGCATATAGAACGGCTCGATCATTGCATGAAAGCGCTTAAGCGCGACCGGATCGAGTTCCTCTGTCGGCTCGCCTCGCCGATCGAGGACCTTTTTCATCCCGTCGACCTTCTTGAACGTCTTCTGGCTCTGACCGATCGTTTCGGTCGTGACTTGACAGACGGCGTTTACGAACGGCCAGTACCCTCGGAACGTTCCCGGGTACAGGAAGTTCAGAGTTGACCATACATCTTCGGGCTTGTCATCAGCAGGCGTCCCAGACATAGACGTCTTGTATGTGGTCTTCAGTTGCTTGACCGCTCTCGTCTGTTGCGTCTTCCGGTTCTTGATGCGATGCGTCTCGTCCAAGAGGATGTGAAAGAAGCGGACCTTCTTGAGCTCTGGCATGAGGCGCATGGCCTCGTAGTGACAGATGAGATGTGAGTGTGTACCGCTTACGGCAGCCCGAACGAACGGATGACGATCCTTCCGGTTGATGATCATGATCTTGGCGTGCGGCATGAACTCCAAGAGGACGTCGCGCCACTTCTCGAACACACTACGTGGGCAGACGATCAGGG